AATCTTTATCAACTCAGCCGCCATTGCTGGTAATGTACTCACGAATGTACCCAACGCATCCTTACTATATCCTATTGCGTCGCCGAGTTGCATAAATGCATCAATACCAGCATCAGCAATTGTTGGCCCTATGGTATCCCACATTGCCTCTAAGTCTATGCCAGCTTCCTTTGCCGCTTCTTTTATCCGTATCAATAATTGAGCGAACTCGCCTAACTTTTTATCATCAGTTTCTGGGATAGGTAACTGGTTCATTCTCCAAAGAGGCGTGAACCCAGGCCCTGCGCTTGTCATCCCATTAGGTGCATATGGTGAGAATGCCCCACCCTGCCCGTATTGTGAGGCAAGTGGTGAACCGATTCCACCTTGTGTGCCATATAAGCCCGGTGCCGCTGGCAACTGAGATTCATAAGATTCTCGATCCGAATAAAGTCCTAAGAGAATCGCTATAACCTTTTTATCTTTGATATTACCAGATTCATAAAACCTAATCTCTTTATTTACATTTTCAAGTCTGGCTTGAGTTGTCTTAGCGAAAGCCTCTTCCGTACGTGCCCGATCTGCTTGTATATCGGCAAGCCTCAACGCACCATCTATCTCCTGTTGTGTTAATGCAACGCCGTCTTTTATTGCCGCAGTAGCTAAACTTTGGTATCTCAAACCCTCCGATAAAATGCCAAGCTCTATTTTCATTTCCTTTAGTTTTGCTTTCCTTTCTTCTCCTCCTAATAATAATAGCTCAATCAATTCCGTATTGCCTGATCTCATAATTTCAGTTACTGCGGTACGACTCTCTTTAGTAGGCTGAGATTCAAGAGCCGCAATTGTACTTTGTTTTAACCTGAATTGTTCTTCAAGGGTCAGTACCTCGCCGCCACCTGACATTAACCTTCCCAGTTCGGTAGCGTTTCTTATACTGTCAGCAATCTTAGTGACCCACTTTGTAAGCTCAACTGTTATGTTCTTTGTTGATTCAAGTAACCTGTCGCCAATCGCAGCCTGCAAGTCCGTCCTTGCATCCTTAAATGTTGACATTACGCCTATCAATGTCTCTGCTTGCTTCTCAAGCATCCCTGCAAACTGACCTTGACCGGTAGTCATTGATATTACAGCAGCGTTGACTTCTTCAAAGCCAATCCTGCCCTCAGTCACATACTTAAATAGTTCTTCTCTTGTAATACCTATCTGCTTGGCAAGCTCTGCCATCAACGGCACACCAGCCTCGGTAAACATATTCAGTTCTTCAAGTGTTGCCTTGCCTTTAGCCTGAACCTTGCCATAAGCAAGCACCAACCTATTCAGCTTGTCAGGCATACCCTGCGCCAAGTTTCCAAGGTTCTTGAGCGTGTCAACAACTTTGTCTGATGCCGTACCAAATGACATAAGCGTGGTTGCCGATCGAGCGAGTTGGTCTAACTGTAATGGGGTTCTTACTGCAAATTCCCTAAGGCTTTCAAATAGCTTTTCAGCCTTAGCCGCAGAACCGAGTAATACTTCAAGCGAAACCTTGAGTTGCTCATAACCGGCCGCCGCCATAACCGCAGCCTTGCCAGCTTTCAGCACCGCACCAGCGAGGAACGCAGGGCCCAAGTACTTGAGCGCCGCGATGCCGAGCGACTTGATGTTCTTCTCTATACCACCAGCCGCACCCTGCACCTGTTTCAGCCCTTTAGTAGCCTTGTCAACTTCGGCCTTAACAACTATCTTTAGTTCTTCACTTACGCCCAATGCCATTAACGCCGCTCCCTTTCCAAATGCTCATTGTATATGCCTTCGCACATCTTAACAGCATCAACCCATTGACACGGTTGCTCCCTATAGCCTCCGGTGAACGGTAGGCCAAACATCTTAAACCCATGCCATGCATTAAACATACTTATGAACAGCTCGTCATTTAGTAGCTCCGGTATCGTATCACGAAAGATTATAATTGCCTTATCATCATCACCGTCAGGCGATGTATACAAAAGCTCTTCTCTATGTTGCCGCCTCCATGTGGAAGCTGGTCTTAGGTGGTATCCTTTGAGGCAGCACCAGAAGGCGGCTCTGAGTTTTTTGAGTCTTGCCTCGCCACGAGACTGAGACAATACCCTTCAAGCAACATTGCAAGTGCCGGGAACGCATCGGGCGCATCATAGAATTGCTCGATCTTGTCTATGTGCTGTTCCTTGCCCTTCTCGTCAACAAGGGTAAGGTTCTCGATCTTCGTCACAATAGCCTTAGCAATGCCCTTCTTATCTTGTATCCACTTCCTGTTGTCATCCTCAGCCGTTAGGTCAACTACCTTCATGTCCTCAACATAGATGTATATATCTCTTTCGTCAGTCGTTAAATAACGGTGATGAAATCTAATCTGTTCCTTCTCAGGGAGTTTCTTGTTCTTTTCCCAATCAGGTGTCCATATTGAATCCCGCTTAACATTGATCCGCATAGCTACTCCTTAAGTACTTGTACTTGTGGCAAACTTGAGCCTGCCGGTTGATGGAACCCAATCCGCGCTATAGGTCTGTAACCCTTGCGCTCCCGCATCCTTGCCGATGTTGGTTATCAGAACATTACCCCAATACATAGCCTTAGTTGATTCTATCAGTTTTAATTGAACCGCTGCCAGCGTGCCACCGTTTGCAAATGTCTCCATTACTGCCTGCATCTCTTGCGTGGTTGCTGAATCGCTTCTCAACGTCTGACCTGATAGACTACCAGTAAAGTTCGCATGTCCGGTATACTCATTCTGTTGACCGTCTGCGCTGAAGTTGGTAACATCTTCCACCGGTGCGGTCATCGTCATCGTCCAGGAGTTTATACGCCCCTGCAATGCGCCACCAATATAGATAGCACCGTCAACGCCTTTCGTGAAATTCTCTGCCATCTCTCTACTCCTTTATGCTGTCGATGTTGCAAACGTCAACCTACCAGACGCTTGAACCCAGTCTACTGATTCAGTCTGTAACCCCTGCGCCGGTGCATCTTTACTTATGCCCGTGACAAGCACCGCGCCGCTCCACATCGCTTTAGCTGATTCTATTAGTTTGATAGTTGTCTGTGCCAACGTGCCACCGTTTGCAAACTGTCGCGCAATAGTCTGCAATGGTTGCGTTGTCGCGGTATCAGCTAAAAGCGTCTCATAAGCAAACGTACCGGAGAAGTTAGACAACCCCGTGAACTCGTTTTCTTGCCCATCGCTTCCAAAGTCCGTAACATCTTCCACCGGTGCGGTCATCGTCATCGTCCAGTTAGTCACTCTCGATTGCGTTTTTGCGCTGATATTCACACGGCCATCAACGCCCTTTACAAATACCTCAGCCATCGTCTTTCTCCTTTTCTTTCTTTTGCCTTTCCTTCTTCACGGTCATTTCATTACCGCACTTATCGCATATGCCGCGTGGTTTTCTGTCCTTGCGCTCATGTCCATACACACATCTAATTGTATACATCTTTAGCTCCTGTCGTACTCTGGATACAAGTTGACAACATATTGATATAGATTGTAATAGTCAGGGTCCCTCAATGCCGTCGGCCCTGTTGCAGTGATATACTTAATCAAGTATCCGTCTACCGTCCCGCTGAAATGGTCTAACCCCTCGATCAACGCGTTGCCCAAGTCTAAGCCGTTCTGCTTGTTCCTATGCCACGCCGATACTTGAATCAACGGTTGCCCGCCCTTCTGCCCGATGCTCTGCGCTTCATTCGGTGCTGATATCGTACCTAGTACAATATACGGTAATATCGTGTCGCCCTCTGGTGCATCCATGAAATAAATCCGTGCATTTGCACCCGTGCCGATGTAAGCCGTCACCGCAGCGATCGACTTGATCTTGGTTACAATCGCTTCCTCTATACTACTAGCGGCCACTCTTTAGCCCCTTGTGAATCTCGGCTTTATAGCCTTTCAATAGCTTGCCTCTGTTATCATGCAATGCCCGCCTAAGAAACGGTTGCGCTGCCATATTCCGTGTACCATATTCAACATGCTGTGCGTAATTCACATTAGTGCCTACATGCAGCGTATACTTGGTTGCTGGAGTACTTACCGCATCGCCCTGCTCTGCCGGGGCGCGTGTCCTATCAGAATCCTTCTTAGTCGCAAAGGTCAAACTGCCGCGAAGTCTACCGCTCTTGATCGGTGAGTTTGCAATAGCAGAACCTTCAATGGTAACGCCTATCTGCGCCAACGCCCTTTCAGTTGCA